ACTTCTTTAACCGCAAGTAATTATTGTAAATTAATTAAACGAATCCTCTTAAATTAAAATAAAATGAGTATAGTAATATCAAACTTGCCATACGGTGACAGACGTCCAGACCTCTTCATTGATACTATGGTAAAATCGGCAGCGGTATTAAACCGTTTCCGCCTTGTAGATGGTGTTAAAGCTAAAGTAAACGTACCTATCTTTGACGCTACATTATCTTTCGGTTCAGACCTTTGTGTATTTGACGGTAACTCTGATGCTACAATCGGAGAAAAAGAAATGACTGTAACTACTTACAAGTGGTCTTTCTTAAACTGTAAGAGTGCACTTGAAACTTCTTACCGTGGTCTTCTTTTGAAGAAAGGTCAGAACAACCCAGAGACTATGGACGCTGAGTTCAAGGATTGGGTTTTCGATTACTTCGCTAAATTATCTGCTCAGAAAGCTCTTGAGTTGGCTGCTAGCAAATTAGTTACTGAATTGAACGCTGATGCTTCTATCATCGCATTAGACACTAACGTTGCTGCTATCTCTAAGACTAACATCTTAGGTGTTCTAGAGGCTTCTTACGGTGCAATGAGCGACGTTATGTTGTCTGCTATCTTCGGAGATGCTGACCGTGCTTACCGTCCTGCATTCTTTATGGGTACTGCTGCTTACCAAAGCTACCAATTGGCTATCGCTGACAAGTTCACGACTACTCCACAAGGTATCATCGAAGGCGCTATCCCACAATACTTGGGTATGGAAATCATTCACTTCCCGTCAATGGCTGCTAACGAGGTTCTCGTTTCTGCTCCTGACAACATCGTAATGCTTACTGACGACTACAACGACGTTAAAGCTATCGATATGAAGTACGAAGCTGAATTGTCTTCTGACAAAGTATGGGGTCAGTTCAAGTTAGGTTTCTCTTACCTTAAGGCTGAGGAAATCGTTTACGCTAAAGACCGCGCTTAATCAATTAATTAACAGTGAGGGGGAGAGCTTAGGCTCTCTCCTTAACTAACCTAAAAGACATAAAAAAATGGCTTGTAATGTAAATCTTTCAGGTATCTCTTTCTCTTGTACTGACCTTCCCGTTGGTGGATTGACTCAGGTTTTAATCGGAGAAAAAGCTGACCTAGATGCTCTTGTATCAGTTGAGGCTGACAAGACAAACGTTAACTACGGACAAGTTACTATCACACCTACTACTGCTGACTTGTTAGCTGACGGTGATGTTGTTGAATTGAACTTCAATAACAAAGATGGTTTCTCTGTATTCAATGACGTTAAAACTGTAAACGGAGACGGCTCTGTTTCTTCTATTCCTACTATCGCTATCGAGTTCCCTGTAATGAGTGTTGCGAAGCGTGATGCTCTTGAGCAAATGGCTGTAGGTGGTGCTGAGTTGGTAGCTTTCGTTCAGACTGCTGCGGGTACTCACCACTTAGTTGGTTTCGAGTACGGATTGTACGCAGGAACTGTTGACGGAACTTCAGGTGCTTCACGTACTGACAAGAACCGTTACCAATTGACTTTAACAGGAGAAGAAAGCTCTTTGGCTTTTGCTTTGACTGCTGCTAATTGGACTGCAATCGCAGGATAATATCTTGCATAGAATACTTTAGGGGGTGGGGGCAACCCCGCCCTTTTTTCTAACTAACCACAATCAATAATTAATATGGCTTTCGACTGTTCAATAGCATTTAGCGACATAGATATCAACTGTCAGTTGATGGACGTAGGCGGTATCAAAGCTGTTGTTCTAGGGAAGCAGTGCGACTTAACTATGGCGTTCGATACTGTCACAGGAACGACGCTAACGAGCTTAGACCTTACGAACTCTGTTAGTTTTCAGCACAACAAAAAAGACGGCTCTACGACCTTCTCAGAGTCTAAGACCACTAGCGGTGGATTAGGTATCGTTAATACAGATATCACCATACAGCTACCTCGCTTAGACAACAAACTGAATCAGTTGGATTTTATGAGTCGCAGACAAGATATAGTCTGTCTTATGCTACATAACAACGGCAGTATAACTGTCAGTGGATTTATGGACGGGCTAACAATGGACTTCTCCGCTACTAGCGGAACAGGAATACAAGATAAGTCTTTCGTGGACGTTAAGCTGTCAGCAACGAGTTGGATATCTTCTATAGTTATGGACGATGACTCTGCACTCACAACACCGCTTTTCGGATAATGTATACGTTAGGAAGGCAAATCGGATATAACTCAAATTGTGTGTCGACAGGAACAAGCGCGACATACATAGAGAACAGACACTATTACTCTTGCACTGTAATATCAATCCCGCCAATAACTTGGGATTTGTGGGCAGTGAATTGGGAGACTATTACAACTAATTGGGAAAACGAGGTATATAACTAACTATGGCTACATTACAGGGACAGCAACCAAAAGACACCTATAAGGGTCTAATTAAAACCTCTGACTCACAAGAGGCAACAACAGAGAAGAGCTTACAGGACGGTGCGGGAAACGCGCTGCCTATGAGCGTGTCTCCAACTGCTGTAGGTTTCTCAGGTGATATAAAAGACAACAATGGTAACGCAGGGCTTATGGGTCAGGTGCTATCTAAGACGCTAAACGGAACAGAATGGTCGAACAGAACGTTTACCTTCAACCAAACCGTTAGCACTAATATATGGAATATATCTCATAACATAGGGTCGTACCCCGCTGTCACAGTAGTGGACTCGGTAGGTAACTTTGTTGTAGGCGATGTTTCTTATACCGACGATAGGTCGTTGACCTTGACGTTTAAAACTGCCTTCAAGGGTAAGGCTTATCTTAACTAATAACTAATAACAAAAAAAATGGCTTCTAAATTTTTGATTGACATTGACCTTAACGGTAATGAGATTCAGAACTTCGGTATTCAAACTACAGGAACTCTGCCTTCTTCTCCATTTAATGGTCAGGTCGTAAACCACAGCGGCGTAATCAAAGTCTACGAAACGTCTTCTACATCGTGGAAGTATGTAGGTATGGCTGCTGACGGAACAACTATCACTGAGTCTTCGGGCGTTATCTCTGTAGGTGCAATACCTCAGTCTAGCGTTACAGGTCTTTCTACCTCTTTAGGTGGTAAGGTTGATGACTCTCAAGTATTAACAGATGTACCTACAGGTGCAGTATTTACGGATACTACCTACACAGGCGGTACAGGTATTGACTTATCAGGAACTGAGTTCGCTGTAGACAGCACAGTTGTTGTAACTTCGGGCAATCAGTCTATCGGTGGAAACAAGACTTTCACTGAAGACGTAACTGTTCAGGGTGACCTTACTGTAAGCGGTTCTATAATCACTAAGCTCTCAGAGCAAGTAGAGATTGAAGACAACAAACTTCTTCTTAACTCTAATGAGACAGGCACTCCTTCTGAAGACGCAGGTCTTGAAGTAGAGCGTGGAACAGGCACAAACGTAGAGTTGATATGGAGAGAGGCTGCTGACCGTTGGTCATTCACCAACGACGGAACAACCTTCCACCCTATCCCTGTCCCTAGCGAGTACTCTACTGCTAACGATAACGACATTGACTACATTAGCGGTGGTACTTTCGACGCTGCTACAGGCGCACTAGAGCTTACAGGTACAGGTAACGCAGGCGGTACTATAAACTTGGACGGACGCTACTTACGCAGTTACACGGAGTCTAACGACTACGGAACTATCGAGGTATCAGGACAGACTGATGTTGCAGCTTCTAGCGTAGGTGACACTGTTACTTTCGTAGGTGCAGGTGGTATGACTATCACTACAGGAACTGACTCAGTTACCTTTACTTCTGCTAACGATAACGACATCGACTATATCAGTGGAGCTACTTTCTCTAGCGGTACTCTTAACCTTACAGGTGTAGGTAACGCAGGTGCTTCTATCTCTTTAGACGGACGTTACTTACAATCTTTCACTGAAACTGACCCTGTATTCGTTGCTCACGTTGCGAGCGGAATTACAGCTACTCAGATTTCAAATTGGGACGACGCTTACGGTTGGGGAGACCACGATGCTGTTGGCTACCTAACTGCTGTACCTGCTGCGGGTATCGGTGCGGGAACTCACGGTGATGCTGCTGACGGAACTAAGATTGATACAATCACAGTTGATGCTCAAGGTCGTGTTACTGCTGTATCTACAGGCCCTGTAGTTGACAACAACACTCAGCGTACTGACGTAGAGATTGAGGACGTTGTAGGTGCTATGTTCAGCGGTAACGTTGAAGAAGGTATATCGGTTACTTACCAAACGTCTACTAACGACTTTGACCTTGTTACAACTCACCACACGCACACTCATAGTG